TTTCAGGCGGCACAGGGTCTTTTAAATTAACAGGCCAAACAGCGGGTATGGTAAAAGCCCTTAATGTTTCTGGAGGCACAGGTTCATTCACCCTCACGGGCCAAGCTGTAGATTTAGACAAGGCTGTGAATATTTCTGGAGGCACAGGTTCGTTTGCGCTTACGGGCCAGACTGCCAACTTTGAAAATGCTTACTTGTTGGCAGCGGCTACTGGATCGTTTTCTCTCACTGGCAGCGCAGTAGAATTTGGAATTAGTGAGGCATTTGGCACAGGTGGCTTCGCGCTCACTGGTCAAGGCATTAATTTAAATAAGGCTGTCCGTATCTCAGCAGATGCTGGCAGCTTTGCCTTGTCTGGACAGGCGGCTGTGCTTGATCCAAACTTTGGCAACAAACTTATTGCGGAAGTCGGAAGCTTTGCGGTTTCTTGGCAAACTGCACAGATAACCAAGTCACTATCTGTTGATTTGAATGTAGGGTCTTTTTCTTTAGCAGGCCAAGACGCAATCGTTGAGAGCGGTGTTAGGCTTTTAGCAAGCACAGGATCGTTTAGTTTATCTGGGCAAGCGGTAGATTTTAATAAGCAGCTTAATGTAAGTGGCGGCACAGGATCGTTTGCGCTTACTGGTCAGAATGTAAGCTTGGCTGCTGGCGCTTTGATTGCTGCTGGTGCTGGTACGTTTACAACAAACGGCCAAGATGTAAGCATTGCTGTCGCTAGATTACTTGAGGCTGGCGCGGGATCGTTTGGATTAACAGGCCAAGCTGTTACGATAAATCGCACAATAAAAATGACTGCTGATGTCGGGGCGTTTACCCTGACGGGCCAAGATGCTGGCGTATTTATTGGAGAGATCTTTGAGACAGGCGCGTTTAGCCTGTCGGGGCAAACTGTTGGTTTAAACAAAGCTGTAAAACTATTGGCTGGCACTGGTTCGTTTACCTTGTCAGGGCAAGATGTTGTATTTGATGCGGGCGCAAAGCTTATTGCTGACGTTGGTTCGTTTGCGTTAAACGGCCAAAACGTATCTCTTAAAAAATCTATTACTGAAAGCTTTGGCGCGGGTTCGTTTACCTTAACTGGCCAAGATGCTGGCCTATCTCAAACTAGAAACTACAACTTTACAGCAGATCATGGTTCGTTTGTTTTAACAGGGCAAAGCGTTTCTTTTGGAACTGGTGTATCAATTATTGCGGATGTCGGAAGCTTTGCCTTAACAGGCCAAAATATATCGGTTGTTTTAGATATTGTTCTGCATCCTGCTGGCATTGCGGCTGGCGCTCCAACCGTCGGCCCAGCGCGGTTTAAATGGCAAGTCGAGCCTGTCGGGCCTGAGACTTGGACGGAGCAAGCGGTTGGCGCGGAGACATGGACGGAGAAAACTGTCAGCGCGGAGACGTGGACAGAGCAGGAGGCGGCATAATGGAGGCAGAGATGCTTTGGACGGCTGCACTGACTGCCGGATTGGGATTGATCGGGTGGGTGTTGAAGAGCGCTGTAGATGAGATGCAGCGCCTCAATATTTTGCTAAACAAGACCCGCGAAGAAATGGCCCGCGATTACGTCACCAAGGCAGACAGCACAGCCGTCATGGCGCAGATCGTGTCGCGCTTTGACCGCATCGAAGAAAAAATAGACCGCCTGATGGAGCGGTGATCTGCTCGCTCGCCAGCGTAGCCGTTGGCGTGCTTGCATATGGGCAGCTTTACACCGCGTGTATATACAGATGCCCATACCCAAGCTTCTGGTATCACTACCCATATGTTATAAGGGTGGAGTATAATAGTGGATGCCCGCGTTTCGCTGACGTGGGTAAAGATGCCAAATGATAGACCCCGCAACCGCAATCATGGCCGCTGGCGCTGCGTTTAACGCAATCAAGAAGGGCTGCCAGATCGGGCGGGATCTGGAAGGCATGGCAGGCGATCTGGGGCGTTGGTCTAAGGCGATCAGCGATTTTGACTTTGCTGCGAAGCGCGTAGAAAACCCAAAGTGGTATCAGAGTTTCGGCAGCGTCGAGCAGCAGGCGATGAATCTGTTCGTCCAGAAAAAGCAGCGCGAGAATATGCGCGACGAGCTGCGCAAGATGATTAGCGAAACGCTTGGCCCGTCTGCGTGGCAGGAGCTGATCCGCATGGAAAACGACATCCGGCAGAAGCAGAAGGACGCGATGTATAAACGCATCGAGCGCAAGGAGACGATCATCGCGTGGGCGGCGGGCTTGTTCCTGTTCCTGATTTGCGTTGGCGCGCTGTTTGGCTTTGTCTGGATCGCGGTGAAACGCTGATGGCTGACGGCGTGTCAGGAATAGGCAGCGCCCCGTTTAACGTAGGCACCGACATACACCAGCAAACGCAGGCGCGTGAGCGCATAGAAACGCATCTGGCTGAGCAGATGGTGGTCAAGGAGCATAGGGCCAATCACAGCCACTTAGAGGCTCTGGCAAAGCAGAGATTTGATTTGCAGGAAACGTATGATAGGTTTGGCCGCAAGACAAATGCTGACAGGCCGCAAGGCACAAACATCAACATAGAGGTTTGAATATGACACCAGAGAAACTAGACGCTTGGCGCATTGTTCCGCGCCTGCTTATTCTGAGTTACATGGTCGTGTTTTACCAGACATGTAGCTGGTTCATGGCGCTTAATTTGCCAAACAACGCGCAGGCAGGCTTTGTCAGCGTGATCGTGGGCGCTGGAGCAGCGTGGTTTGGACTATATGTGAACGGGGGCAAGAAATGAACATCCTGAGCGCTCTGATCGGGCCTGCAACGGATCTCGCTGGCAAGTTTATCCAAGACAAGGATGCCGCTGCCAAGATGGCGCACGAGCTGGCTACGCTTGCCGACAAGCAGGCTCAGCAGGCCATGCTGGCGCAGATAGAAGTCAACAAGGCCGAGGCAGCCGGAAACTGGTTCCAAGCGTCGTGGAGGCCGCTGTGCGGCTATGTGTGCGTTCTAGGGCTGGCGGTAAATTTCCTGATCTCGCCAATAGCTGCGGGGTTTGGGTTTATGGTGCCACAGGCCGACATGTCGGTGATGATGCCGGTGCTGACGGGTATGCTTGGATTAGCGGGCATGAGATCATATGAAAAGGTTAAACAGGTGACAAAATGACGTTTAAACTATCAGCACGCAGCCGCGATAAGCTGTCAGGTGTGGACGAGCGCATGGCGGCTGTCGTCATCAGCGCAATACATATGACCAAGATCGACTTCGGCGTCATCTGCGGTCTTCGCACCATCGAGGAGCAGCGCGAGCTTGTGAAAAGCGGCGCGTCGCAGACGATGAAGTCGAAGCACATAGACGGGCTGGCCGTCGATCTTATGGCCTATGTTGGCCCGCGTGGATCGTGGGAGCTGAATTTGTATGACGATATAGCCGACGCAATGGCAGAAGCTGCGCGTGAGGTGGATGTGCCGATCAGGTGGGGTGCCGCGTGGACTGTGCCAAATATAGCGCAGTGGGATGAAACGATGGAGGCCGCGATGAACGATTACATCGACACGCGTCGAGGTCAGGGCAGAAGGCCATTCATTGACGCCCCACATTTCGAGTTGATGGTATGACGACGAGCAGACGTGGACGACTAGCGCGTAAAGTAGTATAGTCGTGTAAGCATTGAGGATTTTGATATGACGATCAGCATAACCAAACCTACCGTTGGCGGCTCAGAGAACACATGGGGGGCCACGGTAAACACTGCGCTTGATACAATTGTTGCCAGCTTAAATACAGCAGTAGACGCGAGGGTGCCGTCAGGCGGCATTATTATGTGGTCTGGAACTGTCGCAAGCATCCCCGCAGAATGGAAATTGTGCGATGGCACAAACTCAACGCCAGATTTGCGAAGCCGCTTTATTGTGGGGTCTGGTACTGACAGCGGTGCGACACATGATATTGGTGACACCGGCGGCGCAAATAGCATAACTCTGGCTGAAGCTCAGTTGCCAGCCCACACACACGCAGTTGGAACGCTGGCGGCATCTGCTGCTGGCGGTCACACTCATAGCAACAGTGTAGGCACGGCGGGCGCTCACCAGCATACATTCAGTATCAGAGCATCTAGTGACGACGATGCAGAAAGTGGACTTACCGCAGCATTTAGAACCACGGGAAGCTCAAATCACTCGCAACAAACGATGGCAAGCGCAAACACAACAGTTGCTGGCGTTGGCGATCACACTCACACTGTTACAATTGCCGCCGTTGCCGATCACACGCATTCGCTCACTGGCGCAACCTCGTCAATAGGATCTGGAAGTGCCGTAGATAACCAGCCAGCTTATTATGCTCTGGCTTTCATTATGAAGATTTAAATGACCCTTGTTCCCCTTGATATACCCGCCGGATTTTATCGTAACGGCACTGACTTAGAACAGTCTGGTCGATGGCGCGATGGTAGCTTGGTGCGGTGGCGGGATAACAGCTTGCGCCCTATAGGAGGCTGGCAGGAGCGCAAGACGTCATTCTGCACCAACCCTGTGCGCGGGATGCACACATGGGAAGCCAACAACGGCACAGCTTATTTTTCTGGCGGATCGTATAATGAGTTAAAGGCCATGACGGGCAACGGCACCGTGTATGACATTGCTCCAACAGATTTAACTGCTGGCCGCGAAAACGCAGAGGTAGAAACAGGCTACGGATACGGTTTCTATGGCGACGGGTTCTATGGAACGCCGATACAGCAAAACGACAACGCTGTGCCGGAAGAAGCTACGCAGTGGTCAATCGACAATTTTGGCGAGTACCTCGTAGCCTGCTCGAAGGACGACGGACGCCTGCTTGAGTGGCAGTTAAACCCATCCGCGAAGGCGGCTGTAATTGCAAACGCCCCGACGAACAATCTGGGCTTGCTGGTCACAGAAGAACGCTTTATCTTCGCGCTGGGCGCGGGCGGCAACCCGCGTACAGTGTCATGGTGTGATCAGGAAAATAACACGCTATGGACACCCGCGTCCACGAACCAAGCCGGATCGCAGATCCTGCAGACGTCTGGCCAAATCATGCAGGCGATCCGCACCAAGGGGCAGACGCTAATCATCACAGACACAGACTGCCACGCAGCAGTATACGCAGGCCCGCCGTTCATCTACTCGTTTAGCCGCGTCGGCACCTCGTGCGGAGCCATATCGCGCAAGTCTGCTGTCGATACGGATCTGGGCGTGTTTTACATGGGCCAGCGTGGGTTCTTCTATTTCGACTCCAACAGCGTGCGCGAGCTGCCATGCGACGTGCATGACTACGTCTTCGGCGACTTCAACCAAGCGCAGCAGTCTAAGGTGTGGGCTTTTACCAACGGTCAATTCGGGGAGGTGTGGTGGTTCTACTGCTCGGAAAGCAGCACCGAGATCGACAGATATGTGGCTTACGATTACACCGAGCGCCATTGGCTGATCGGCAACTTGGCGCGCACGTCAGGCACAGAGCGTGGCGTTTTCCGCTACCCGTTCATGGCAGGGGAGCAGCCCGAAACGGTAAACTATACGGTCACAGTGGTTGATGACGGCGGCAACAAATATGCGATAGCCGGCATCTCTGGGTCTGCGCCA